GGACATCATCCTAGCTGGTGATACTAGCAAGCCATCTCCTACCAACGAAATGCGAGACGAACTCATCAAGATTAAGAAGGATGCGTTTATGAAGGGCGGCTCACGTCGATTCATGGAGGTCTTAAAGGGAGAGCTAGACAGCCTGCCAATGGACGTGCTTATCAACATCAAAGGCAAGCAGAAGAACATGGCACAAAACGCTGACAAGATTACCAATATCATCCGTGAGATTATGGCAAACCCACAAGCGTTTAGTCAGCTCCCCGGTATTGGTAAGGCGTTTAACGAGCTGCTAGAAGACTCAGGAATGAGTGCTATCGACTTCACACAAGTCATCACCCCACAAGAGTCAGCAGTAGCCCAGGCTGAACAACCACAGTCACGGGCAGCAGCGCAGCAAGCATTACCACTAGTAACACAATAATATGCAAGAATATTTAAATGAATTAGAAATAGTAAAGATTGAGGCGTTCTGTGCAGACACAGAGATGTACGAGGCCGTAAAGAAAGTAGTTCTTCAGCACATCTACGCACAGGGTGTCATGGAAGCCGGAGTGGGACACAACCCAATGAAGAACCGAGCATTTCAACTAGCACAGCACTGTACTGAGAACCCAGTAACTAACGAAGCCATGGGCGCACAACTACGTGGCGTGTGGGAGGGAGTCAACGCACTAGAGAGTGGCTACCAAGAGCTGAAGAACATCAAGAGTGCCACAGGAGCTATCAAGACACCTTTTGTCAACGAGGCTGAATAATCAGTATGTTGACCAAAGCAAAAGAGGTAGTAAAGAAATTGGTAGTCAACAAAACTACCACTTTAAAGAAAGTAGTGACCCCTACCATTTGCCCTAACTGCAACGCATCCGGCTTACGCTGTAATGTGTGCGGTACAGGCGTGGTATAATTATATTAACAAGAGTGGAACTTTGAAAAATCCACACAACCAATAACTAGAACTTCACTATGCAAAACGAAGACCAAGTACAGGATGATTCCCTTGAAACAGAATTAGAGGAAGTAGCAGACGATACAGAAGAAGAGACACAAGAAGAAGAGCAAGGTGTCGAGTATTGGAAAGCTGAGGCTCTCAAAAACAAAGCTATCCTAGATAGAAACAAGAACAAACCAAAGAAAGAAGCGAAGAAATCACAATCAGATGAGTTTGATTATGGAGAGTACGCCTACCTAGCTCAGAAAGGAATCGAAAGCGATGAAGACATTGCCTTCGTCCGAAACGGAATGGAGGAATCAGGCAAGAACCTACGCGACGTACTAAACGCCAACTGGTTTAAAGCAGACCTGGCAGAACGACAAGCCCTAAGCAAGACAGATGCAGCAGTACCCAAAGGAAGCCGAGCCAACACAGCCGCTACAGACGATGTAGCATACTGGTCAGCTAAGCCAATCGAAGAAGTGCCAGCTAACATGCGGCTTAAGGTAGTCAACGCTAAGAGAGCTAAGGAAGAAAACCAAGGCAAGTTCTACAACTCATAACAAACCATTTGATTGCTTAATTAAATTAACCAATCAATAACATGGCAGTAATTCCAACTATTGAAATCGAAACTACATTGCAAGAGCGACTAGATGCTCCTACAGTTTGGAAAGATATTCTAAAAGTAAAGTACACGAACACAGGTATTCTAAAGAACCCGTACCTAACAGACTCAGTAGTCTACACAGGAACACGAGGAACTGGATACGACTCAACAGCAGTAGCGACTAACGATGACTCAGTGACCATCAACACATACGTTGGTACATCACAGCACATCGATGACGCTGACCTGGCTCAAAAGAGCTTCTCTGATTTCATGGAAATCGCAGAAAACATGGGAACTATGTTGAACGAACGAATCGAAACACAGATGCTTGCTGAGCACGCACAGTGGACAAACTTCGACAACGCATCTATCGGTGGGTCAGCAGGTAACATCACAGTTGCAACCTCAAACATCAAAACTATCATCGGAGCTATGAAGACAGCTATCCGAACAGCAGGTGGTGGAGACATGCTTGCTCGAAACGGTGGATTCATCGTATGGCGAGAAAGTGACTACGAAAAGGTAGAAGCTCTTGCATCAGCAGAAGGATTCAACACAGCAGACACTGTACTAAAGTCTGGTATCTCACAAGTAAACGGAGGATTCGTTTACCTAGGTATCACGCACTACAGTTCATCTAAGCACGCAGCAGGACACGTCTTTGGAGGTGTAAAGCAAGCGTTCATGGTAGGTATCGTGAAAAGCACATACGGACGAGTGAAAACTATCATCAACCCAGTTGTTTCACAGAAACAAATCTCAGGTGTTGGTCTAGAATCACGAGTTGACAACAAGTTTGTAGCTTGGACAAAGATGGTACCAGTACTATTTGACATCCTAGTAGCTTAGCTATTGTTTCAAGACCTTACTTCGGTAGGGTCTTGGCTACAGTAACTTAATTAACAAATATGACATTTTCGGACACAGTGGGGAATACAGGTATCGTGCAGCAAGCTCGCTCAATGATGCGTGTTGATGCTACACAGTGGCCAACGTACCAGATTGTAAACAGTTGTAACAACTACCTAGACACAATCACTGGCTACGCTATTGGTGCAGACCGACTCTTTCAGTTTGACGATACTAACCACAGCAAGCTCCCTATCGGTACTACTGACGTGACAGCAGGACAGAAAGACTACAGCTTCCTTACTGACGAACAAGGTAACTCAATTCTCAACCTCCTACGCATCGACATGCTAGATGGAGCAGGTAACTGGGTGAAGCTACGGACTATCGACGAAGCACAGATAGAAGTAGCCCTAGATGAGTTCGAGGACACACAAGGAGAGCCAATCTACTACGACAAGATAGCTGACAACATCATCCGACTCTATCCAACGCCTGATGTAACGGTATCCGCCGGGCTCAAGTTCTACTTCCAACGCTCAGGGTCATACTTTGCAGCTACCGACACAACCAAAGAACCAGGTGTATCACCTTTGTTACACCGAGGTTTTGTCATAGCAGCAGCCTACGATGGAGCGATGACGTTGGGACTAGACAGCCTGTCCGCACTGTCAAACGAGTCACTCAAAGAGGAGATGAAAATGAAGCAAACCTTTGACAACCGTAATACAGATAGTGTGTCAGTAATGATGCCACCGTACCTTGATTCTCGATAGCTATGATTAACAAAGATAAACCATCTAACTCAACACCAGTTTACCTAAACGTAGGTAGTGGCTTTACATTCTTAGTGGGTGGTGGGTATAGGTTGCTTATCAACTCTATCTCAGGAGCTTTCGTAAACAAAGACAAAGCGTCTATCGGAGAAACTTGGGCAACTATTAGCACTACCTATGCCACAGAAACACGTACTTGGCTCGCTGTATCACAATTGTTTACAAACGCCACCATCGGCCTCACAGAGCCTCTGTGGGCATACAGAACCTTCCCTTGGACAATGCCACTACCTTGGCAGGACACAGATACAGGAATGAAGAACGAATCTAAACCATCATAATATGTCAACAATCACCACACTAACAGCAGCAGATAACGGAGCCGTATCGCGAACGGTTATCAACGATAACGTAACTAACCTAAACACAGACAAAATTGAAACAAGTGTACTCGACACAGATGTCAACTTAGCTGCGGATAGTAATTCTAAAGTAGCCACACAAAAGGCTGTTAAAACTTATGTTGATAGCAGCGCTGGAGACCCTATTTCAGTGGAAACAACAACAGGGGTAACTCACTCCCTAACTACTTTAGCAGGGCAAACAGTTATTGTGTGGGCAAAAGGGAGACAAGCTGGTGACACATTTCTAAAATACGGTGGTGTGCAAAAAGACATCTTTGACCCAGTGACATCAGATGATTTTGGTTCTTTTGCTCTTATGTACACAGAGGTTCCAGGAGCAGCGACAGCTGATATAACTGTAACAAGTGCAGGTAGCTTAGCTGATGTAAAAATAATCGTGCAAATAATTGGATAATATGGCATCAATCACAAACATCGCAGCGTCAGACTTGATTACAGACAGTCGAGCTGATTTAAATAATAACTTTGCAGCTCTTAATGATGGCAAGATTGAGACATCGGTGATAGATGTGGATTCAACCCTAGCTGCCAACAGTGACGCTAAGATTCCTTCTCAGAAGGCTGTAAAGGCATATGTAGACGCAACAGGTGGCCAGACCTTCCTTGTACCAACAGGTGCTGTACTTCCTTACGGAGGTGCGACGGCTCCCGTAAATTACTTGCTGTGTAATGGAACAGAGGTTTCCAGGTCAGACTACAGTGTGTTGTTTGGTGTGCTTGGAACAACTTACGGTGTGGGTAACGGTTCTACTACCTTTGCACTACCCGACATGCGCTCATCGTTCCCTGTAGGTGCAGGACAAAAGACTAAACTATTTACCTTTGTTGATGCCAATGTGACTGTGGGAACAGACGCTATTGCAGTTACCTCAAATCAATACTTGTACTCAGGACAGGCGGTGGTTCTTTCGACTACAGGAACACTTCCTGCAGGTCTATCCGCAGGAACTTACTACATCATTTACGTAAGTGACACAAGTGTAAAACTAGCCAGCTCAAGAGCTAATGCTGATGATGGTACAGCGGTAAACATCA